ATCCTGTCCACCATCCATTACATATTTAGCTGCATATTGCAACTCATCAGGTAATGAGTCAAAGAACGATGCAGGTACTTCCTGCTTTACTTTGTTTTCTCTCTCTTCAAAATTGGCTTGGAGTAATTCCTTCCAATCATTGATAGAGTATTGATCCATTGGCTTCTCATCATCAAAAGGTACAATAAGACCTTCATCAATTAGTTTAGTGAATGTATCCACCAAACCTGATTTGTCAACCTTTGGTCTACCAGATGCAGCTTTAGGAGTATCATCAGTCTCATCAAATAAGTCTGCAATTACTTCCTTAGCAGCTTCTAGTTCTGCTGGTTTTAACTCATCTTTCTTATCCTCTTCTTTATCTTCTTCTTTCTTTACAGCTTCTTTAGCTTCTAAGAATGTAGTGTCTAAATCTTTTGGTTTAGAAAAGACTGTTGTTTTACTTGTGTCTGGACCTGTAAGAATATCATCAGATCCTGGCATTGGTAAGAACTCATCTAGATTGATATCTAGGGCATTGTTTTCTGGGGAACTCATATGTCGTTGGTTTTAAGTTTGTTCCTATATTATAATATATGCAATTTTAAACTTTAAAAGGTTATCAACCAAAATTAATTTTTAAAATTATAGGATTATATGGCTATTATTTTTTCTTGTTCTTTGAATCGTATTTATTTTTGTTAGTTCTTGCAATTTCAAGTTGTTTTTCTGCAATATCTTGCCTTGCTTGAATCTCTTGTTGTTTAATGTTCATCTTTTGAGATTCTCTAGTATTCTTATTTATTTCAGCTTCTCTTTTAAGATTAATCAAATCATCTTGCTGTCTCTTTTTTTCTAAAGAATCTAGTGCTTCCATGTAATCACTTTCTTGATTAGAATTAAGATCTTGAGCAGGAAAACTAGCTCCTCTAATCTCAGCCACTTGAATTTGAGTTTGTCTATTTAGCATAGCTTGCTCAGCATCAAATCTTTGCTTAGCTTCTTGAGCTTGTTGTTGAGCTTCAATTTGTTGTTGTTGCATTTGTTGCTCATGTTGCATTTGCTCTTGACGTTGAGCATTTGTTTTTTGCTCAATAGCTTTCATAGCATGAGTAACCTCAGCCATAGACTCAGCCTTAACAATAGAAGCAAGATCATATACACTTGCACCTGCTGTATTGTTTTGGATAGCCATTTGTTTGATTTGCTCCATCACTTGTTTGTGATTAATCTTAGTAGAAACAAATACATTTAAATCTCTAGATAATAACTCAGTACCATTAATCTCAAAATTAACTTTCTCATCTTTAGAAGTCATATAAGTTAATCTTGTACTAGGTCTTCTTGAATTATAGAACTGAGCTAAGTCTGTTCTCATCTGATGTACTCTTGGCATTAAATGCTCAGAGTGCTGTACAAAGTACATCTCAGTTTGAGAATAACTTGCATTTACAGATTGTTCTATACCTGTTGCTGTTTCTTGAGAATTAACCTGTCCCATACGCTGAGGAGTAATTCCAATCACTTCATATGCTTGATTCTTAAAGTATGTACCAAGTTGAATCCTTGACATCATTCTTTGAGTTTGCTCAAGGTTTAATACTTGATAATGATTAAATGCTAATGGATTTTCAGTGTTAGTAATGCTAGTATCTAATGGTAATATCTGAAAGTCTTTCATTGCAACATATGCTTTAGCATAGTTGTTCTTACCCCAGTCTTCACCTGCTGAATGTTTAGGTAAAGCATTGTGATCCAACATAATAACTGTACCTAATTCATCAACTAGAATATCAGCAATCTGGTTGTTAACTAAATTATAACCAATTTGGAATGGCTTCATCTTATCAACAAGTGACATAGATCTAGAATTACGATCTGTAAACACTGATCCTTCTACAGGAAGCTTACAACCATATAAAGTAAAGTCACCTTTGAATTGAAACTTTATTGGTGCTATGTTTAAATAGATAGGTTGAATACCCATGTAATCTGCATTACCATAAAAGCTTGGTCTATTAGGACCAATCTTTAATCCACCCCATACTTGATTAATCCATAACCATTGAATATGCTCACCTTCTTTAAGAGTTTCTGCATTTTTCTCTCTTAATATAGTAGTGTCATACACAGGAGGTATTGTAATAACATAATCCTCTGACACAACTTCTTGCATCTTCATTCCTGTTTGAGGATCTATCTTTGTCAAGTGACCCACCATTCTTTGAGATTTCCAGTATACACTAGTTACTCTAAGGAGTTGATAGGTTCCAAAGTCTGAGAGGTCTTCACTCTCATTGAGAATACGAGTAATGATATCATCACCAGCAGCGAGGAAGTAATCATTAACACTAGTAAACTGCCTAAAACCAAGACTAGGAGAACTAACATTCCACTGATAAGAACGGGTGCCATCATAAAAAGTACCATCATTTTGATAACCTTGAATAGGGTATCCTGCAGCCTTTTTAGGGTAAATGCTTTCAAGAGATCTAAGTTGTTCATCATCCATTAAATAACCATATCTGTCAATGATATCAGAGACAGTATGAAGTTCTATTTTACCTACGAAATTACCTTGTGAAATATATCTAATATCAGGAGACTTATGATAGAATGTAAGAATTGGGTTCCATAATTCTATTTCATAATCATCCTCATCCATTCTAAAATGCCAGAACTCTCTATCTCCAATAAGCATATCTCTAAATGCTCTAATTTCAAGTTCTTTCATTTTAAATCTTTCAGTGTCTGCTTGATGCTGATGATCAGCCCACTGCTCTATCATAGATCTATAGTCTTTCTTAAAAAACTCTTCAATCTCTGGTAAAGATCTAATGTTTTCTGGTGATAATGCTTGTTTAAATTCATCTGAGTCAGGATCTGCTCCTTGATTAATCATATTCATAGCTAATTGCATTTCTGCTTCTTTAACTAGAGTCTGTTCAATCATTGCTCTTTTTTCTTCAAGCATTTCATTAAAGCTTGTTTCATCAGTAGATACATATTGTACTTTATCTGATCTCTTAGCAAACTCACCAACTAATACATTAATTACATTAGGAATAATAGGATAAAACTTAAGCTCTAATGCAGAAGCATCTTCTTTAGTGATGATGTCTACAAGATCTGCATAATCATTATCCTCTTCTACTATATAATCTGTTCTATCTATAATACTATTTGCAAGCTTGTAGTTTTTTAAAAGTTTTCTTGCATTTCTTCTTAACTGTCTAAGACCTTCCATCTCAAACCAATCCATATTCCAACATCCCCATTCTTTGTTCTTTTGTTCCTTTGGTAAGAATTGAATAGGCTGGGTTAATGTACCCATTCTGGTGTAATCACTCTTTACACCTTTTTTTGCCTGCATTGCATTTATAACTAATGCCATAATCTTCTTATTTTATATTTCTGAATGCTTGTTTTACAAATTTCTTTTCACCACGAGGAACAGATTTCCCAATATTACGAAAGGGGTTCCTATCTAATTTAGTAAAATTTGGTGACTTTTGCGAATTATTTCTAGGATTTGTTTCAGTTTCAACCTTATGTGGCATTCCTCTGTTTGATTGTTGCACCTTTGCAAAAGCCACTAAAGCACAGAATGCAACTAGTCTATCCACGTTTAGTCCTTCTCTATACTGCTGCATTTCTTTTAACAATATAGGATCTGGTATTCTTTCTACACCATATGTAGTTTTAACTATCTCTCCATCTTCTTTAGTCTCATGATCTATCTCTTCTGTTAAGAACTGCACTCCATATGATATCATATGTGTTTTAAATAATGTACCTGTATTCTTCCAACCATATTCTTGAAACACATTATTATTAGAGCCCAAATCCTTTAAGAATAATATCTGTGACTTAGGTACTAAATATCTTTGTTTCTTTTTAAATATCATATGCTGAATAAATAAAGATATATTATTCTCTACTATAGTCCATGCACCATAATATGTAATCAATTTCTCAAGAGTTTCATGTGTCTTATTCAAATCATCATATCTACCACACCAAGATGCAACTATTTTATCACCTTCAATAGCATTATCTATACTACCATCTAGTTTCTTTTTAGTTATTTGAACAGGACTCTTGTATACAAATATACTACATAATGAATCAGATGTAGTGGTCTTGCCCTCACCTACAGGATCCACTGATGCATAATATGTACCAAATGGTGCATCTTTCATAGGCTTCTCCCATATTAAAATAGCACCTTCTTTGTTATCTGTTTTAGGAGATAATGGAAACTCCATAATAGGTAATCTCTTAGTTGGCTTAGATTCTATATTACCTTGTGCATCATATTCTAACTCTACAGTCTCACAATAATATTCTTTATCTTCTATTCTTCTAATCTGCTGTGTTATTAAATGCAATGGCCAAACTGATGCACTTCTTGTAGCAAATGCTTCTTGGATATTAGTTGGTTTCTGTGATATCCTTAGCTGATAATCATTAGCTTTTAGAGTTTTCTTCCACACTTTTCTTTCTTCCATAATCATCTCTAATGCCTTCTCTACTAATGAGTTACCATACTCATCAATACAAGGTTGCATAGACCACTGCTCAGGTATGAATAAACCACACATTCCAATTTGATTTTGATCATCCATTAGGTTGGTTTCTACTGCCAATACATCTTTAGAGTCAGGATTATAGATGATATCCCTCAATGGTTCACACTGATCCAAGTCACCCACTGATCCTGCAACAGCAAACATACCTGTATAAATCATACCTGATTTAAGAGCTGGTAACAAGTACTCTAGGGTTTCATTCATTCTTGGTGCAATCCCTGCTTCCTCATGGAAGAAAAAAGAACAAGGACCCCCAACACCATTTGTAGGATCCTTCTCTAAGGTAACTCCAAGCATTACTGACTTTAGTCCGACATCTTTCTTTCTACCACCCTGACTAATCTCAATCTTCTGTTCCCAGTTAAATGTCTTATCTGGTTGTGAAGGTCTATACCAAGCAGTGTGTGTATTCAAGAAGTTTCTGTACTCATCCAAGAATCTCCATGTACCTTTCTCATTGATATAATCTTTTAGAGAAGCAGCAATTTTATTGACCCATCCTTCTTCAAACCAATAGCCATTAATCATCTTGGCTGCATGGTAATAAGAAGAAGCAATCTGTCTTTTCTTTAAAATAGCTACATGCTTATATGAATACTTTGCAAGATCTTCATATAATGCCATGTGATACTGAGCATCTCTTACATCTGGGAATCCAAACCTAGCAATCTCTTTATTGTAGATAGGAAGGAAGTTAAGCCACATGTAATAGTCCCTACTAAGATACCAAGTCTTGTCTTTAGACTTGAATATAACCCCCATCCTGCACTTTTCTTTTTCTGTGTCCCAGTAGTGAACAAAGTCTTTGGATCGTTGAGGTGCTGCACAGTAAAATCTATTTTTATTGAATAGTCTGGCTTGTTCATTGAATTTAAAACTGGTCTCATCAAATCCATATTTTCCTGGTTCTTTAAAAATGGATTTGAGGAATTCAACAAATTCTTCTCTCGTATTGTAAGTCGTGTGAAGCCAGAGTTTGGTATCTGCATCATAAGTAGGTATTTTAATGAAGTAATCCATTAGTTATTTTTAATCTTATCAATCTTCTTTGTATCACACTCAAACTTGACAAGGATATCAATGAGTGTTTCTACTTTAGTAGACTTATAAACTTTTAGGTTTGGGTTATCTGCATTAGAGAAGTAGTCATTACTATCTTCTCTTCTAAATGCAGCCCATAATTTTGAGTAGTGGTTGTAATGAAACAACCAATCATACAAGCAGTCTTTATTGGTCATATGCTAAGTTTTGTCCTCCTCGGACAGTTGATTGTTGTTCTTCCATGAGATCTTTATATGCACCCTTGAAGCTTTGTCTAATATCTTCAAACTTAGCTGCCGTGTTAACAAGAGCCATAATGTTACCATCTCTACCTGCTTCAATAGGTGCTGTTTCCATGTAGTAAGCAAGTCTATCTAACATCTTCTTAATACCCATATAAGATCTAAGAGTTGGTGTCTCATATAATTTCTGACATAGTTTAACAGCTCTAATAATCACCTCATCTTCTGCGGTGAATGTAGGGTTTAATTGCCGCATAACTAATTCTTCTTTCTCATGTTCTACTACATCAAAGAAAGGATTAAGTTCTGGATTAGGGCAAGTCATATAAAAGATATATGCATAAACATCTACATGATTATCTGGATAGTTATCCATAATAGCCTTAAGATCTTTCAATGTATAGCAATGTTCTGATGGTATTACCACTCCATTTGCTATGTCAAATAGTTTTACCATACAATAGCAATTTGAAAATCACTAGTCATTAGTTTAATTTCTCCCTCTACTTCTAGAACATCACATTGTTCAATAGCTCCTTTAGGTAGATATACAATATCACCTACTTTAATGTCTGTTACTTGATCACCAATAGCAAACACTTCTAAGTGTGTCCACTTCTTCATGTTCTCTTGATGAAGACTTGCTTGAACTTCTGGAGTTAACTCAATTGCAGATTTCTCCATTACTGGCCTTGACAGTAATACTCTTTTACCTTTTAATTTCATTTTGTTTGGTTATAATGGTTTAATAATGTTATCACTTCTTCTTTAAGATAAGGGACTTTGTAAGGTATTACATCTTTAATAATAGGGTTGCCATCAGCATCTCTAAGATAGATAGGATATCCATAAGGATCTTTATCAAAGTCTTCTTCAAATATAATATGTTGTAAAGTAAGGTTGCCTGCTCTAAGCATTGGATTATGCTTAAGAATTATGTACATATAAATAGACAACTGTAATGCATAGTGATTAAGGTTACAATCATCAAGGTGACTTACAGGGAATAACATTTTTTGCGTAACTCCTTCGTAATTTTTGAACCCCTGTGTCTTTATCTCTTTGTTGGTTTTATAATCTAAGATATCAACTCTACCACCTGCAACTGTAACCTTATCACTTTGCCCTGCAATTTTCATAGAAGGTAAATAGATAAAGTGTTCTGGGTAAACACCATCTACTAACTTCTGATCACCTGCAGTTTTATACCCATCAGTATTATACTTACAAGTATAAATAGGGAGGGTGTATTCTTCATAGGATATTGTCTCACATTCTAAGAGATCTTTCTCTCTTTGATCATGGTACCAATTACCTAATGTAGTGCTACGTTCTGACTCCTGTTTCCAAACCTGTTTGATTTGTTCAGGGTCCATTCTGTACCACTTACTTTTCTTATTTTTACTAGCTTTTGCTGCAGCAGTTTCTGCATCAAATGCTGGCTTATATTTACTTAACAACTTAGTTACACTCAAGTACTCTTCATTGTCATCAGTAACATAAGCGTGTCTTTCTGGATCAAATCGTATCATTGTTTTCTGAATTATCATACAACTGCTGATCTAACATTGCTTGTTCATCCTCTGTTAGAACAGCATCCCATCTCTTATCATCACAACCAGCAGATAAAGCTCTAGTCTTTAAAGACAAAGAGCATCCACATAATCCACAGCAAGGTCCTGTGCCTGGCACCATACATTTACTACCTGTTGTATCTAAGTGAGGACAAATAGAGCATGTTTCCATTCTCTCTGCTGCAATGTGTTCTACATCAGCATTCTTGAATATTCTATTCTTTATACCTTCAAGAATCTTGTTCTTCTCCTTCCAGATTCTGATTACGTCTTTCATCTTTAATCTCTTTCTTTTTAGTGGATTGTTTTTCTAATTCTTCTTTAGACACTTTTAGTTTTAAATTGTCTTTAGATAAGTCATTTATTATAGATAGTCCACTGGCAGTTGGATTCTGTATGTACCTATCTATAATGCAATCATTCATTCTAATCTTCTTATCCACCATCCAAGGTTTCATATAGAAGGTACCTAGCCCCTTGAGGTTAACATGTGTATGCTCAAGGGAACTAAGTGTTTTTCTAACCTTACTCCAGTATACATCTAATACAGACTTAATCTCTTCTTCAGAGAGTTGCAACTTCTTCGCTAACTCTGGTATTAGTTGTTTTGTTTTCTTTGGTTTCAATATAAAGGAAGTTATAATCCAACAAAATATTGCCTGTCTTCTGTACTGGAACTGCAGATGTAAAAGCAATCATCTTTTTGCCCTTGCCATCCTTGACCACAAGACCTCTCTTTTCAAGAATGCCCAATCTGTTTCTTACAGTCTGTACTCTGACTGGGTATTTATTAATGTCATCAGTGGCTGAGCTGCCAAATAGGTGCACCACCACTTTATTACAAAACTCTTTTAAAGGGAGGGGACCCCACTCCACTAATAAGGTCAAATAAGTGAGATCTGAGTCAATGATATTCAGCTTACGCAGGAATACCAACTCAGTCACCAATTGATACTTAATAGCACTATGAGCAGAATCCAATCTGATCTTTCTAGTGAGTTTGTTAATATCCATTAATGTACTTCTTCTAATGGTGCATCTCTCTTAAGAGTTCTTGTTTTAGCCTCAGGCTTACCTTCTGGCTTTTCTTCTTGAGGCTGGGTCATCTGTGCAATTGCCCCAATAGCATTAAGTCTCTCTGCTTCATTAACAGCAGCATCTCTTTGTAACTTAGATAACTCTGCTCTAAGTGTGGCCATCTCAATCTCAGCCTTGTACCACTCAATGATTTGCTCTCTTGAGGGTTGTTCTTGATTAGTTTGTTTTTCCATTGTTTTTATAAATTGTGAAGTAATAAATAATTAAACCTATGATGATTACACTATTAAGTATAAGCATACTATGCGTAAGTGTTTCCATCATTGTTCTTGTCCTTAGTGTGGTACCAGTGTGCTGCTACAGCACCTAATACAAATCCTATAATGAATGTCATACCACAAATATACAACTAAAATTTAAACTTTGCAAATTTAATTATTTTTTATTTAAAAAATGTTTTGTGTTGGAGGATGTAATGGGGTCCTATGTTCATGATCCCCCCAGCAAAATAAAAACCTTGGTACCCCCCACAAGTTTATAGGTAGAGCCCCAAAAGGGTGGCTTACTGAAAA